CTAATTTAGCAATTTGTAATCGGAGAACGTGATCACTTCTTCCCCTACCCAACTATTAATCTCTTTCAATCGTTCTTGCAATGGGATTATCTCATTGATAAAAAACACTCGCGTTGCCTTTTCAACGTCACCAAAGCCGCCTGTATTGTTAGGAACAATTCCCATCAGTTGCGGTGGCACACGGTGCGCGGCTAACACATCATCACGGCTTGTATTCTTAATGTTTAAGAAATCATCTTTGGCGATAGCATCAGACAATGGAATAACTTGCATCCCATCTTTCTTTCCGTCTGGAATATACACAAATAAATTTTTAAAGTTGCCAGTGCCTTTTGTTTGTCTGATTTGTGTTTTGATCGCTTCAATGTCGTCTTTGTTTTGTGTCGGGTCGGTCATGTAAATAATTGAACCCGCATGTGCGCCGTTCAAATAATATTTGCGGCGAAATAACGTTGCACTTTCATTCAAGAAAGCTGATTGTAAAGCCGCGAGATATTCCGGCACGCCATAAATCTCTTGATTTACATCAGGGTTGATCAGATTAAACACCGCATCTTTCGGGAATTCGTATTCGTCAAAGCCATTCACAATCTGATAAAAAATGCCTTTCTTCACGCCAACGCGGATATATTTTGCAAGGGGCGATTTTAACGCAATCACTTTCCCGAATATGTTTTCAACTTTTTCAAGGTAAGCATTACCGAATACTAAGTAATCTTGCACCAGTTTTTCTAACTGCGTGCGTGGTAAAAGTGCGGTCGTTTTACAGGTAGAAAGCAAAATATTTTTCTTCACCGTGATCGCACTGTTATGATGTGCAGATGCATTTAAGGCTTTGGCAAGATAACTTAAATTAATTGGCGGGTTGTAATATTTCTCATACATCAACACGCTTTCGAAATAATTCAATACTTCTGCACGGTCAAGCACGGGAATAGGTTCCCCAAAGCTGAACGCCTGTGCTTGATTCCCCGTAGAAAGTGCGGTTGATTTTTTTGATTTTTTGCTCATTTGGTAATCCTATTCAAAAGTGAAAATGGTTGATTGGTTACTTGATACATCGCCGCCTAAACCATAAGGCACATTTAAAATGCAGTTCATAATTGCCCATGATAAGTCGCCATGGCTTGCATCTTCTGAACGGTCAGAAACATAAGTAATCTTCCCTGTTCCGGTAATACGTTTTTTGACTGTCATAAAACTGGTGATGATTTCGTTACCATCAAATTTAAGGCGGCGTTTCTGAATTAAGTTTTGCGTTTTTAATACCATCTCATTTTTTAAATCGGCGTTGTAATCAAGACCGATTGCCATTGGATAGAATTTTTTAACTTCTTGGAATACGCCAGAACCCATCCCCGTTTTATCAATCACAATACGGGTGACATTGTAATCATCACAGAAACTTTTAATTCTGCTCGCTTGTGCTTCATAATCCATGCCGTGAAATGTTTGCCAATGCAAAACACGATAATCACCGCCTTCCACTTTAGGCGGAGCGATGATCGCCAATGCTGCACGGTCGCCAGTAAAGGCGGGGTCATAACCTAACCACACTTCACGATTACCAAATGGGCGTTGATAGAATGGCTTGTAATCGTGCCATTCTTCCAAGCTGTCCACTTGGCAAAGTTGCAAGTCGGCAAATTTAAACGCCGACGTGTTATCATCTGCAAACTGGCATAAAAACAACTGTTCAAATTCTTCTTTGCTGTTTTCTGCAATCAGGTCATCAATATTGAATAGGTTGCACCCACCTTCCATCGCATCATTAATGGTAACAATCTGCTTCCATTGGCGGTCAGCACAAAGTTTTCCGATTCTTAAATTCTCGTGAGAAATGTCAATTTCAACTTTGTCCGCCTTGGCCCGATTTTTATTAAATGCTTTTCCAGAAAAAAACGCATAAGCGGGATGTGCAATCGTGGTCGGTGTTGAAAAATACGTTTGGCGATACATCTTTTGTGCCGCCATACCTGATGCCACTTTACGCATCACATCAAATTTAGGCACCCAAAACACTTCATCAAAATATAAATTGCCGTGATACGATTGAGCCGTGGCGGAGTTCGTACCAAGGAAAATTAATTCTGCCCCATTTGGCAATTTGATGGTTTCGCCTTTTAAATCTACATCTGCCGTCTGCTTGGCGTAATTCACAATATACGAGCGAAACTGTAAGGCTTGTTTTTTACTGGCAGAAAGAAAAATTTGATTGTGCCCCGTCGTCAAAGCATCAACAAAGGCTTCGTGGGCAAAATAGTAAGTCGCCCCGATTTGTCGGCTTTTTAAAATATTTCTAATTCGGTGCTCTTTTGCCTTGTGCCAAATGCGTTGATAATTAAACATCCCATCAAGAAAGCCATTAATCAGCAATTCTTCTTGCTCTTGGCCAATAGCATTGGGTTCGGCTTTCTTGCGTTCGCCCTTGTTGCGGTTCGCCAGTTTAGGATTTAAATCCACTTCATTGCCATCGCCAAAAGAATACTTTTTCACTCTCGCCATTCTTTCCATTTGGCGACCAAGCAAATCAATTTCTTTGTAATCTGAACCGCTCTTTTCTTCTTTCGCAATCAGCAAATTCAATCTTGTCTCAAGGGCTAATTCAACCCGACCAACAGGCGCAATATCGTCCCACTTTTCTCTGTCTTTCCAACTGGCAATCGTTGATGCAGGAATATCAAGCTGGCGAGATATTTCAGCGATTTTATAACCACTAAAATACATCTGCTGTGCTTTACGTTTGATTTCCGCCGTCACTTCGAGTGAAGGTTGATTAATAACTTGTTCGTCCATTCCTAATCCTTTCTATTTACAACCGCATAATAGAAAGGGGGCGAATGTTAGTCTTTCCGCTTGCTCTGTGAATCGGCATACAACAAAAGCAACTCATAGACCGCAAAAATTAAACCTTTCAGAATAATGGCAATCTTTGAATCAAACCAAACAAAGGATAAGCAATGGCAAAAACTTCAAAATGGTTTGTAGTCGCAACGGAAGGGGCAACTACAGACGGTCGCACAATCAATCGCACTTGGATTGAACAAATGGCGGCAAATTATGACCCTAAAAAATACGGTGCACGCGTTAATCTTGAACACATTAAATGGCGTTATATGTGGAACGATGATCCGCACTCAAAATGCTATGGTGATGTGGTTGGTTTAAAAACGGAAGAAAATGCTGAAGGTAAATTGCAGTTACTGGCTCAAATCGACCCAACGGACGATTTAATCAAACTCAATAAAGACCGTCAAAAAATCTACACCTCTATTGAGTGCGATCCGAATTTTGCCGACACAGGTGAAGCCTATTTAGTCGGTTTGGCTGTAACGGACAATCCTGCAAGTCTTGGCACAGAAATGTTGGTATTTTCTGCCGGTGCAAGCGCAAATCCTCTCAACAACCGCAAAGAAAAAGCCGAAAACCTTTTCACTGCCGCAATTGAAACCGAATTAGAGTTTGAAGAAGTGAAAGAAAAAGGGCTGTCTGTCTTTGCCAAAATCCGCGCATTATTTGCCGACAAAGAAAAAACCGACAATGAACGCTTTGCCGACCAAACGCAAGCCATTGAGCTTTTAGCGGAACAAACCAAAGAAACATTGGAAAAATTGACCGCACTTTCTGACGATTTAGCCAAACAAAAAGCCGAAATCGAAGAAATGAAAGCAAGTAATGCAGAAATCCAAGCAACGTTCGCAGAACTCCAAAAGCCTGTTGAACCCGAAAATCCTCGCCCTTTAGTTTACGGTGAACAACCTGAAACTGACGGCCGCTTCTTTTAATTTATCTTAGGAAAAAACCAATGAATAAATTTACCAAACAAAAATTTAATACTTACCTTGCTGGTGTTGCACAAGATAACGGCGAAGATGTTGCTTTTATCGCAAATGGTGGTCAGTTTACCGTTGAGCCAACTATTCAACAAAAATTAGAAAATGCTGTGCTTGAAAGTTCTGATTTCTTGAAACGCATCAATGTAGTGATGGTGCAAGAAATGAAAGGTTCTGCATTGCGTTTAGGTGTGCTTTCACCAGTGGCAAGTCGCACCGACACCAACACCAAAGCACGTGAAACCACTGATATTCACAGCTTGCAAGAAAACACCTATTCTTGCGAACAAACCAACTTTGACACACATTTAAATTATCCAACCTTAGACAGTTGGGCGAAATTCCCTGATTTTGCCGCACGTGTGGGCAAACTCAAAGCAGAACGCATTGCATTAGACCGTATCATGATCGGTTGGAATGGCACAAGTGCAGCAACAACCACAAACCGTACCTCAAATCCATTATTGCAAGATGTGAATAAGGGTTGGTTAGTCCAAATCGAAGATAAAGCCAAAGCCCGTGTGTTAAAAGAAATTGAAGAAAGCAGTGGCAAAATCGAAATCGGCGCAGGTAAAACCTATAAAAATCTTGATGCCCTTGTCTTTGCATTAAAAGAAGATTTCATTCCAGCGCAATACCGTGATGATACAAAACTGGTTGCAATTATGGGTAGCGACTTATTAGCCGATAAATACTTCCCATTAATCAACCAAGAAAAACCAAGCGAAATTTTGGCAGGCGATACCGTCATTAGCCAAAAACGTGTGGGTGGGTTACAAGCCGTATCTGTCCCATTCTTCCCGAAAGGCACAGTGTTAGTCACATCGCTTGATAACTTGTCAATCTACGTGCAGGAAGGCAAAGTGCGTCGTCACTTAAAAGATGTGCCAGAACGCAATCGTGTGGAAGATTATTTATCGTCAAACGAAGCCTATGTTGTGGAAAACTACGAGGCTGTCGCCATGGCGAAAAATATTACCATTCTTGAGGCACCTGCGCCTATTCCGCCAGTGGCAGCATAACGGAATCAATTATGCGCCCAACCAAACGACATTTTCTGGAAGTTTCTGCCGCTATTGCTAATGCGGCAGAAACCGAAGATCTAAGCGACTTTACGGAATATGAAAAAATGTGCCGTATTCTTGCTCGCCATCGAAAGGATTTGAAAAACATCCAATCGACGGAACGCAAAGGCGCATTTAAAAAGCAAATTTTGCCTGACTATCTACCATGGATTGAAGGGGCGTTATCGGTCGGAAGTGGTAAACAAGATAATGTCTTGATGACATGGTGCGTGTGGGCGATTGACTGTGGCGAATATCATCTCGCCTTACAAATTGCCGATTATGCCGTATTTCATGATTTACGCTTGCCCGAGCCATTCACTCGAACACTTGGCACCTTGTTAGCAGAAGAATTTGCCGACCAAGCCAAAGCCGCACAAGCTGCCAATAAACCGTTCGAAGTGGCTTACTTAGAGCAAGTCCAACGCATCACCGCCGATTGCGATATGCCAGATGAAAGCCGAGCGCGATTATTGCGTGAATTGGGTTTGTTATTGGTTGAAAAACACCCTGAGCAAGCACTGGCATATTTAGAACGTGCTTTGGGTTTAGATCAAAAAATTGGCGTGAAAGGCGACATCAAGAAACTAAAAAAACAATTATCAGCGACTGAATGTTGATGTTGTTTTAATGCCCCGTCTAAATCGCCTGACCGACTTGGCATTTTTAGGAAAATTTTTCTTGTTTGAGCGTAGCGAGTTAAAAATTTTCCGTTAAGAAAATGACAACAAAGGGCAGAAAAGCGATTTAATCTGGGTGTGTTCTTTGGTTCTTTCTTGCACAAACAAGAAAGAATATAAACCGAGCAAACCACGCAGCCGTCGGGCGGATTAAAAGTGCGGTCAAATTCTGACGGATTTATTGGCCGTGCTTAATTTAATCCTCACCCGACTTTTTTTATAAGGGTAAATCAATGAGTGACGGCGCAATATCAGTCAAACTTGCCCCTGATTATGAAATGGGCGAAGTGCAGCAACAGTTAAATGATTACGATACGTCAGATGACATTATCAGTAATGATGGTTTCTTCCCCGATATGTCACTTGCTCAATTTCGTAATCAATACCGTGCAGACGGCACTATTACCACACAACGCTTACAAGATGCCTTAATTGAAGGAATGGCAAGCGTCAATGCAGAACTCTCTATGTTTAAAACACAAAGTAAACACGACAGTTTAGAACAGATCACTGCCCCATCAATCAATGGCGAAAGCGTGCTGATTTATCGTTATAAACGTGCGGTAAGTTGCTTGGCACTGGCAAACCTTTATGAACGCTATGCAAGCTACGACAGCACTAACGATGGCGAAAAGAAAATGGCACTACTCAAAGACAGCATTGATGAATTACGCCGTGATGCTCGCTTTGCGATTAGCGACATATTGGGCAGAAAACGCGTCGATGCGGAGTTAATCTAATGCAAGTTTACGCACAACAAAATGACAATTTAGATGCCATCCTTTATCGCCATTTTGGACGAAGTGAAGGCTTGCTCGAAATAACCTGCGAACTCAATCCGCATTTAATGGATAAGCCCATTATTCCCATTGGTACCCCAGTCATATTGCCAGATGCCGATATAGCAAAAATCAGTGTAGCAAATGACACGATTCAACTTTGGAGCTGATATGCACGACACACCATCAAGAGCGTCTTACACATCAGGAATATTCGCTTTCTTAATTGGACGCATTGCCGATATGTTCTCAAATGTAAATTGGGCTGATGTCGCATCGATTACAGGTATTGTGATTGGTGTTGCCACCTTTCTTGTGAATTGGTATTACAAGAAAAAAGACTTTGAATTAAAAGAAAAAGAACTTAAACAACGGAGCCATCATTATGATTAAACGTTCTACCAAATACATCTGTGCCATATCCGCTGTTGTTGGACTTGTAATTGCCACTTATGGAAATGACATTCGAACCTCCGAAAAAGGCTTGTTGCTGATTGGTAATGCAGAAGGTTGTATGAAAAAGCCCTATCAATGCCCTGCCGATGTTTTAACTGTCGGCATAGGCATAACCGATGCCGTTGAAAAAATCGACCGCAATAAAATTTACAGCTTACAAGAAATTGCCGAGTTATACGTAAAAGGCATTAAACAATCAGAAAAATGCGTTAATCAATACGCCAACGGGCAAACCATGCCACAAGGTGCATTTGATGCCCTCGTCTCCATCACCTTTAACGTAGGATGTGGCAAATTAAAAAATAGCTCACTTTTTAAAATGGCACGCCAAGGCTACAGCAAAGCTATGTGCGGTCAATTCGAACGTTGGATTTATGCCGCAGGAAAACCGCTAAAAGGCTTAATTGAACGCCGACAAAAGGAGAAAGCCCTATGTTTAATTTCTTAACCGCCAAAGAAAGAAGCATTTTACTTATCGGGCCAATATTACTTGTACTCCTCATTATTTTTCTGGGGTTTGAGACTAATTATTGGCGAAAAGAAATGCTCAAAGAAGAACAGCTAAAACTGAAATGGCAAAACGCTTACATTGAGTTAAATCATAGCGTTCAAAATTTTGCCGAACAGCAAGCACAGCTTATCCAAGCCGTAAACAACCTCAAAGCAAAGCAAAATCAACAAACACAGGATTTAAAAAATGTACTTAAATCAAACCAAGATTGGGCTGATAGCCCTTTGCCTGATGATGTTAAACGCCTGCTCAACTCAGCAGGAAATCATTAAATCGCCGATTCTTTGTCCGCAAACCACGGAATGCAGTGCGTATTCGCCACAAATTCGCACCAATGGCGAATTAGCCGAAGCCTATTTACAGACACAGCACCACCTTGATTTATGCATCATTGAAAACGCGAGTTTAAAAAAATGCATAGATGAATTTAATAAAAAGGAACAGCTATGACAGATCAATTCGACCGCGCTCAACAGCTTGAAGAAATACAACGTGAAATCGCCCTCAAAAAACACCGCACTTTCCAGGCGGTAAGTCGCCTTTATTGTGAAGATTGTGATGCCCCTATCCCAGAAAAACGCAGACAAATGATTCAGGGCGTAACACGTTGCGTGACTTGCCAACAAAGATTCGAAATGCAACAACAGAATTTTCGCAAATGAAAAAGCCCAACCAACTGCGCAAAATCCTTGAACAAAGCCACCCCGATTTTGTAAAAAATCCCGACCATCTACAACTTTATGTGGACAGTGGGCAAATCGTCGCAACGGGTGCTGCATCATTTAGTTTTGAATATCGTTACACACTCAATGTCGTGGTGACTGATTATGCAGGCGATATTGCCACCTTGATTGTGCCAATGCTGGCTTATCTGCGCACAAATCAACCTGAAATATTAGAAAATCCACAAATTCGAGAGAATGCATTTAAATTCCAGGTGGATTACAACAATAACAACACTGCAGATATTAGCTTCGAAATCCAACTTACTGAACGTGTCGTGTCGAAAAAAGACGGTAATAACGTGCAGATCCATTACGCAAAAGAACCCGTATGGGATGAACCAACTCACGTAAAAGTCTATTTGGAAAACTGGGATTCGCCAATTTTTGAGGGGGATACAGTCTAATGGCTACAGTCGAAGAAATTCAGGCAAAATTGACTGCACTTATTGCCAATCTTTCTCCACAGGCGCGCAGACAGCTTGGGCGAAAAATCGGGCAAGCCTTACGCAAAAGCCAATCGAACCGAATTGCACGCCAACAAAACCCCGACGGTACCGCCTTTGAGCCAAGAAAACCACGTAAAGAATTTGGAAAAAAGAAAGGGCGAATTAAACGAAAAGCGATGTTTGCTAAACTTCGCACCGCCCGTCATTTAAAAGTGCGGTCAAATGGGAACGAAGTTTCAGTGGGTTTTAATGGTTCAAGTGCTGCCATTGCTGCAGTGCATCAATACGGCTTACATTCTAGTCCATCTAAAAATAAAGATTTCAAAGTGCAATATGCCCAGCGTGAATTACTGGGCTTTTCGAAAAGTGATGTGGAGTTGATTGAAAACTTAATTATTGAACAATTAAGTCTTTAGATTGTGATTTTAATTTGATGTGCTTGCGAATAATGTGAATCCAATAGCAATACACTGCAAGTGCTGCAACACCAAGGAAAAAGTTGATTTCAGCAAGCCAAAGCACCGACCCCATCATCAACATATAAAGAAACAGAACAGGCGCGGCAATAATGCCAGAAACTAACCAAGGCAATGCAATCAAACCGAAACCGACAGCAAGCCCAAGCGCACCAAAAGCGAAGATGAGCAGAAAAAGAATTGTGATCATATAGCCCCCTTTGTTTTAGTACATTATTTAATCTTTCTTTCTTAAAAGTCAAGAAAAAGCGAGAAAATATGAAAAGTTTAGAGTTGAAATTTGTTTTAGATGCAGTAGATAGGCTTACCACGCCATTAAAAAGCGTACAAAAACAGCTTGATTCTTTGCAGAAAAAAGTAAAAAACACAACAACCGAGCTGAATAAATTACAACAGCAAGAAAAAACCGCTAATTCATTTAAACGATTAGAAAACGCACTACAACAAAACAATCAAAAACTTGTAGAAGCGCGAGAAAAAGCGAAGAAATTAGCCGAACAATTAAAAAATACTGCCGCACCGACAGCAGCATTAAAAAGACAAGTCGAATCCGCACATAAATCAGCACACCGATTAGCGCAAGCACAAGAACATCAGCGGAAAAAACTGAACGAATTGCGCCAATCACTAAGACAAGGCGGATTTGACACGTCAAAATTCAAGGAAAGCCAAGAAAAACTAAAGCAAAAAATTAAACAATCAACGGCGGCAATCGAAAAACAAAATGCAGCAATGGCAAAGTTGCATCAGCGACAAGCAAAATATAAATCTTACCGCGAAAACGTGGATAATTTAAAAAATAAAAGCGACCAGTTACGAACATTCGGGCAGCGTTCAATGATAGCAGGAACAGTGACAAATGCGCTGTCAGGTGTCATGCTCAAACCTGCATTAGATTTTGAACAAGATTTTTCTAAGGTGCAAGCCCTAACTGGGTTAAATAAAACTGATCCAAAGCAAGCGGAACAACTTGCTCGACTACGTAAACAAGGGATTCATCTCGGTGCAACAACATCCTTTACATCAGGAGAAGTCGCACAAGGTCAAGGTTATTTGGCAATGGCGGGATTCAATGCAGACCAAATCGAAAAATCAATGCCTGCTATTTTAGCAATGACAAAAGCCGCAGGTATTGAAATGGGGCGCGTATCCGATATTTCGTCAGATATTTCTTCTGGCTTTAAAATCCCTGCCGATGAAATGGGGCGTGTAGCAGATGTGCTTACTGCAACATTTAGTGGTTCCAACACGACTTTAGAAGGTTTGGGCGACACAATGAAATATTTAGGTCCAATTGCCACGGCAACAGGTCAAGATTTCGAAACGATGTCAGCAATGGTAGGGTTGTTAGGTAACGTAGGGATTAAAGGCACGCAAGCCGGTACATCGTTGCGTTCTGCGATGTTAAGACTTGCCGCACCACCTAAACAAGCCGCAAAAGCATTGAAAAGTCTAGGTGTTTCCGCCAAAGATAATCGTGGAAATATGCGCGCTTTAACTGATATTTTGATGGATGTGGAGCGTAAAACCGCCAAAATGGGAACCGGTGACAGAATGGCATATTACAAAGCCATTTTTGGTACTGAAGCCGCAACGGCAATGGTTGAATTAGTCAAACAAGCGGGCGTAAATGGTATTCAGGAATTTACAAATAAATTAAAAAATTCTGCGGGTCGAGCCGAACAAGTTGCACAAACAATGGCAGATAACTTACTCGGTGACATTAAAAACCTTGAATCAGCCCGTGAGGCTGTCGGCATTGCTATTTATGACACTATTTCTGACGATATGCGCGCCAGTATTCAATCAATCACTGAAATGGTGCGAAAAGTCAATGAATGGATAAAAGCAAATCCAGAATTAACCGCAAAAATCGTTAAATGGGGCACGGCAATGGCAGGTGCAGTCACGGCACTCGGCGCATTGAGTCTTTTAACAAGTTTTGTGTTCTACCCAATCGCAAGGCTTGTTCTTGGATTGTCAAAATTGGATGTTATTTTACCTAAATTTATGGGAAAAGTTATAGATGTCAGCGGTGCAATCTCAAGATGGCTACTTTCCCCTCTAAAACTTCTGCCTTATATTCTGTCACTTAGCGGCGCAGCTTTTATTGGTGCGGGACTCTTAATCTATAAATTCTGGCAACCAATCAAAGCCTTTTTCGGCGGTTTTTGGGATGGCTTAAAATCAGGTCTCGCCCCCGTCCTTGAAAAATTCCAACCGCTTGGCACCGCATTTGGTGTTGTCGTTGGCTGGATTGAAAAAGCTGTGAAATGGTTTACTTATTTATTGTCTCCAGTACAAAGTACTAAAGAAGATTTAGAAGCTGCAACCAGTGCAGGGAAAAAATTCGGAAATGGAATGGCGAAAGCGATTGAGTTTATTCTGACGCCATTAACACGATTAATGGATGGTATTAAGTGGATTTCTGAAAATATGCCAAGTTGGGATGGAATTAAAAATAGTGTATCTAGTGCATGGGAAAGCACAAAAAACACTTCGAGCAACGCTTGGCAATCAACAAAAGAAACGGTAGGAAGTGCTTGGGAATCATTTAAAGATTTCACTGGCTTTGGTTCAAATGGCAAAAAATTACCAAGTCAAAATTGGTCTGGCGGTTACACTGGCAATGGCGGCAAATATCAACCAATGGGCATTGTTCACGGTGGCGAATACGTGATGACCAAAGAAGCCACATCACGCCTTGGCGTCAATACACTCAACGCCCTTAATTACGGCAAACAAGCACTTATTGCGGGCGGTTTGGGGATCAGCGTTGCAACTGCCGCCCCTGTGCAAGTGGATACTCGTGCACCAATTTCTGCTCGTCCAATGGTGACGCAAACCAGCCAACCAATGAGCGTAAATATCACCATCAATGCCGCACAAGGCATGGACGAACGCACCATTGCACAACAAGTGGCAAAAGAAATACAACGCATTGAAAACCAACGCCAAGCAAGAGCAAGAAGTTCAATGTGGGACAGAGCATAATAAAAGGGCGAAAGCCCTTTTTTGTTACCTACTATTCCACACACTCCCCCACTCGCCACACCACACAATATTGCCAACAATAAGGCATATTCTTTAACTGTGAATGCCTATGTCTGCTGAATTACAACGAAAACTAGACAACATTATCCGCTTTGGGGTGATCGCTGAAGTGAATCACGCCACCGCACGTGCTCGTGTAAAGAGCGGTGATATTCTCACAGAGTTTTTACCATTTATTACATTTCGAGCGGGTACAACCAAAACATGGTCACCACCGACGGTGGGTGAACAATGTGTGATGTTATCCGTTAGTGGCGAATTTACCACTGCCTGCATATTAGTTGGGCTTTACACACAAAACAGCCCTAGCCATTCAGCCGACGAACACGTTATTGAATTTGCTGACAGTGCCAAAATTACCTACAACCAATCAAATGGCGCATTGATTGTGACAGGTATCAAAACAGCCAGTATTACTGCCGCTAATCAAATTGATATTGACTGCCCCACTATCAATATCAAAGGCAATGTGAATATTGACGGCTCTTTATCAACCACAGGCACAAGCACCACAAAAGGCAATATCAGCACGCAAGGCAGCGTGACCGCAAGCGGTGATATTAAAGGTGGCTCAATTAGTTTACAAAACCATGTCCACCTTGAACAAGGCGATGGCCAACGAACCTCTAACGCAAAGGCATAGTATGAATCGATACACTGGCGAAACATTAAAAAACGAAAGCGATCACATTAAACAATCCATTGCCGATATTTTGCTAACGCCTGTTGGCTCGCGAATTCAGCGGCGCGAATATGGCAGTTTAATTCCCCTGCTAATAGACCGCCCCATTAGCCACACATTGTTATTACAACTGGCGGCTTGTGCTGTTACAGCGATTAATCGTTGGGAACCTCGAGTACAGATCACACAATTTAAACCTGAATTGGTTGAAGGTGGCATTGTGGCAAGTTATGTTGCACGCAGTCGTAAAGATAACCAAGAAATGCACAACGAAAAACTATTTTTAGGACATAAACAATGAGCGAATTAGTGGATTTATCAAAACTAGATGCACCGAAAGTGCTAGAAGATTTAGATTTTGAAAGTTTGCTCGCAGACAGAAAAGCGGAATTTATCGCACTTTTCCCACAAGATGAAAGGGCATTTTGGCAGGCACGATTAAGTTTAGAAAGTGAACCCATCACGAAATTATTACAAGAAGTGGTTTACTTACAGCTAATGGAAAGAAACCGTATCAATAATGCGGCAAAAGCCACAATGTTAGCCTATGCCAGCGGCTCGGATTTAGATGTGATTGCTGCCAATTACAATGTGAAAAGACAAGTCATTCAAGAGGCGAATAATAATGTTACGCCTAAAATCCCCGAAATTTTAGAAGATGACACCTCATTAAGATTGCGCACGCAATTAGCCTTTGAGGGGCTTTCTGTGGCGGGTCCTCGCTCTGCTTATATCTTCCACGCACTCTCTGCACACCCTGATGTTGCAGATGTATCGGTGGTATCACCACAGCCAGCCAATGTCACCGTGACAATTTTAAGTCGCAATGGACAAGGCGAGGCAGAGGAAAGTCTTTTAAATGTAGTTAGAGCCAAACTTAATGATGATGACATTCGCCCTATTGGCGACCGCGTTATTGTCCAAAGTGCGGTGATCCAATCTTACGAAATCCGCGCCAAATTACATCTTTATCGTGGTCCTGAATACGAACCAATCAAAGCGGCTGCATTAAAAAAATTGACCGCTTACACCGAAGAAAAACACCGTTTAGGGCGAGATATTAGCCTATCGGGTATTTATGCCGCATTACACTTGGAAGGTGTACAACGGGTAGAGCTTATCTCGCCTACCGCCGACATTGTGTTACCAAGCTCAAAATCAGCCTACTGTACGGCAATTAATTTGGAGATCGTGACAAGTGAGGATTACTAATCATTTACTGCCGATAGGCTCAACCCCATTAGAAAAACGTGCGGCTGAAATTCTAAAAAGTGCGGTAGAAAATCCTATTATTATTGCAGATTTAATCAACCCTGAACGCTGTCCCACTGAATTACTGCCTTATTTAGCTTGGGCGTTTTCAGTGGATAAATGGGATGAAAACTGGACAGAAGAAGTTAAACGCATTGCGATTAAACAGTCTTATTTTGTACACAAACACAAAGGCACGATTGGTGCAGTAAAACGTGTGGTTGAGCCAATAGGCTATCTTATTGAACTGAAAGAATGGTTTCAAACAAATCCGCAAGGCACACCAGGAACATTTAGCCTAACCGTAGAAGTGTCTGAAAGTGGCTTGAATGAACAAACCTATAACGAACTAGTGCGACTGATTAATGATGTTAAACCCGTCTCAAGACATCTCAATCAGCTCGCTATCGCCCTCTCACCAACAGGGTCACTTCGTGCCTTTGTTGGTCAGCAATGGGGAGAAATCATCACGGTATATCCACAATAGGAATATTTATGGCATCACAATATTTTGCAATCTTAACCGACTACGGAACACGGGCTATCGCTCACGCATTAAGCCAAGGGCAACCGTTACAGCTCACCCAATTTGCAGTGGGTGATGGTAATGGGAAAGCGGTCACACCAACGGCGAGCGCAACAGCTCTCGTACATCAAACGCACATTGCACCAGTCAGTGCCGTCTCTCTCGACCCTCGCAACAATAAACAAGTCATCGTTGAATTAACCATCCCTGAAAATATCGGCGGTTTTTATATCCGAGAAATGGGCGTATTTGACGCACAAAACAAACTGATTGCCTATGCAAACTGCCCTGAAAGTTTTAAACCTGCAGAAAATAGTGGCAGTGGTAAAGTCCAAGTGCTACGGATGATTTTAAAAGTAGAATCCTCTAGTGCAGTGACCTTATCCATTGATAACAGTGTAATTTTTGTGACTCGCCAACAAATGGCACCCAAAACCATTACTGCCACAACGCAAAATGGATTTGATGAAAGCGGACACAGCCACGAAATAGCCAAGGCCAGCACCACACAACAAGGTATCGTTCAGCTTACCAATGACACGGGGCTTGAAAGTGAATCTCTTGCACTCACTGCAAAAGCAGGGAAAAAACTCGCTCAACAAACAACACAATTACAGTTAAATGTCTCGCAAAATTACATCGAAAACAGCAAAAAATCCTCTGCAGTAAATAGCGAAAGCGAAGATAACGTAGCGACAAGTAAAGCAGCCAAAACCGCCTATGACAAAGCAGTAGAAGCCAAAACTACGGCGGACGGTAAAGTGGGGTTAAGTGGCAATGAAGAAATAGCGGGGGATAAATTATTCCGTAGCCAGACTAAATTCCAAAATGGCGTGTTGATTTCTGCAAATAAAGGACACTGGGATAATGGGTATAAAGTCTATATTGGTGCAGATTCTGATAATGCACATCTGGTATTTGGCGATGATACATTGAGATTACACGGCTCAAATCATCGTATTTCGTATAATAATTATCATCTTTTCCATGAGGGCTACAAACCTCGTTTTAACGAACATATTATAAACAAACCTAATACACTTGCAGGCTATGGTATTGGGAATTTTAAAGTAGAACAAGGGCAGGGCGATGCCAATGGCTATAAAACCGATGGCAATTATTACTTAGCAAGCGGTCAAAATCTACCCGAAAATGGGGCATGGCATATTGAAGTAGTTAGCGGTGGGGCAACAAATGCGGTGCGTCAAATTGCACGTAAAGCAAATGATAACAAAATCAAAACACGCTTTTTTAATGGCTCAAATTGGTCAGAATGGAAAGAGACAGGCGGCGACGGCGTGCCTATTGGTGCGGTGGTGTCATTTCCTCGTGCGGTAACTAATCCCGTTGGTTTTTTAAAAGCCGATGGCACGACATTTAACCAACAAACCTTTCCCGATTTATACCGCACTTTGGGCGACAGCAACCAACTTCCTGATTTAACTCGTAGCGACACAGGCATGACGGCTTATNCTGCAGGCTGGATTGCCTTTGATTCAATCAGAACAACCGTTACACAGCAAAATTACCCCGAGTTATATCGTCACTTAGTCGGTAAATATGGCTCAATTGCAGCAGTGCCAAAAGCAGAGGATAGATTTATCCGTAATGCTGGCAATGGTTTGCAAGTGGGGCAAACGCAAGAGGATGAATTCAAGCGACATGTGCATAGAGTACCGATAGACTACGATTCTTGGTTCGACGACTCAAGTCAAGGAAGAAATAATTCGTATTTTGACTATACAACATTTACTCATTCTTCAGATTTGTGGAGTGTCAATTATTATGATGATAGAGATGGCGATAATGGTTTTGTTTCACCTAAAAACACCTCTCAAATGGCAACAGGTGGAGATGAAACTCGCCCTAAATCATTAATCCTCAAATTATGCATCAAAGCCATTAACAGCCTTGATGACGTGCAATTCTGGGTGAAGGCATTCGGTGTTGTTGAAAATGCTGGGGCTTTAGATGCGGGTACACTTGCACAAAATATGCAAGCGTTATCTGAGCGTGTTGAACAAAAAATAGAAGAGAATAAACAATCAACTTTGCGAGAAATCACCAATGCAAAAGCTGATATAAATCAGCAATTTTTGCAGGCAAAACAGGATTTATCTCAAATTGGCACATTAAAAAAAGTCTGGGAAGGTAACGTGAATTCTGGGGAAATTACTCTATCAGAGAAGTGCTTCGGTAAAACGTTAATTTTTTATCTCCGACTATCTGAAGAGAGTAATTATGATCCTAACACTACTGAATTAGTCAGTTTTGAGGTGGGTGCAGAAGATGAAGGCGGAGGTCGTTTGACTAGTATTCGTGAAATAGTATCCAAATATAATTATCGCCAAGTAGTACCCAAACAGTTCACTGTGTATATTGCTGGTGACGGTAAAACTATAACCATTGACCAACTTGATGCACGTTCTATAAAACGTATTGACATTCGATAAAGGAGCGTTAA